TTCATACGCAAGTCGTTCATTACAATTTGAGATACATTGAAGTCACCAGCGCGTGGTAGAGGCTTCAATGACTCGCCTTGTGGCCCACCGTTACGGGCAACAGGAATAATCACGCCTGGAGCGATTGTGACAGTATTAGGGTTAAGCACACCATCATCAGCCGCAGTATAAACACCAGCAATAGCCAATGACGCATTTTTAAGCACTAACTCTAGCACTTTGTTCAATGTCTTGATGTCAGGCAATGCTGTGATTAATGGGCCACGACCATAGATTTCACCAGCCACTTTCATGTAACGGCTGACAACCCAAGGACTAAACTTCATACGACGGTAGACAATCTCGGACTTGCTTTCCTTGTGGATAACATGGTAGCAATAGTCACCGCGTTTAGCATCAAACACTGTAGCCTCAATCAACTCAATGTCTTCTGTAGGCTTCTGTTCAATTTTGCTCTTTAACGCTCCATCAATCTTAGCGTCTTTCCATTGCTGTGATATAGCCTCGCCTTTTAAACGCATACGACGGTACACGTTATCAACACGGCCATTAGCGCCTTCTTCAAATGCAACTAGGAACTGTGGCACTGGGATGAAGTTAATAGGGCTGGTATCGTCACCGGGTTGCACCATCATTACTGACGTACCAACGCAAAGGTCTAGCAATGACTCGCCTACAGCAATGTCAAAGTTAGATTGCTTGATAGTAGCAAACATCTTCTCGGTATAAACGTCTAGCGCACCTTGTGCTTCAGCCTTACGGTCAGCAGGTATATCAGTGCCAGCCTCAAGACGACACCACTTAGTTTGCGGTGGGAATATGCCAGACTGCATGCGGTTAGCAAAGCGCTGTGTAGAGTTAATAGCCGTAGCGTCAAAGACACGATTCATCTTCTTGGCACCACCTACCTTGCCATCATAGAAACCATCGTATAAGTTACGTTGTGGCAGAGCAAACTCGTAAGCCTCGTCATAAAGAGAGCGAAACTCCTCTTTCTTAGTCAGAGCAATCTCGTGACGTTTTAAAATATCTTCTGGTTTTAATCTCATTTCAGCCATAATTTTTCCTATTCATACCATTCAATTCTTAAGTTACAAGGGTGAGGTTGTGCATTTACATTTTTTAGCCTAAACAAGTATGTTGTCAATGGAGCCAACACAAACTCAAAGCTATAACTGCCACCACCACCCCCTTTGTTACTAGTAGGGATGAACTCAGAATACACCTCTGTGCCTACTGACGTTACAGTTGGAGCAATGACAGCGGCCGCAACGCTAGTTGTAACAACGTTTCTGTTTCTACGATGCTTAGTTAATGCAGTTCCACCAGATGTTGTTGGCGCTTCGTACATATAGAACTCAGACTCACCAGCACTTTCGTATTGAAAGATAAGGTGTGGCGTTGTGCCAGCAGGAAATGCTAATGCAATGTCTATACTAGACCCAGCCGCCAATCCAGCAGAGTATGGGTACATCTTATAAGCATAATAAGCCCTGCCTTCATGCAGACGAAGATGGTTTACGTCAATCGTAGGCATTGACCTATCAGAACCGATGACTTGCTGTACGCCATCTTTGTCTGTATAGGTAGGCGATACAAACCTAGACTTGGTGGTTATAGATTCACGTTCTACTTGAATAGCCATTAGTCATCCATTTCTTCGTCTTCTGGCATATCTTCAATCAAAGACTTCTTCTTCTCTTTGCTTTGTTTTGCAAGCATCTGCATCACATACTTAGATAGTCGCTTATCTTTTTTTAAGTCTTCTGCTTCTAACTCTATGCTTATCTCTACGTTCATTTTTGTTTTACTCCTGCTTCACTCATTGCAATTGCTACGGCTTGGTCACGGTTCGTTACTTTGTCGCCAGAACTAGATTTAAGTGTGCCAGCCTTATACTCACGCATAACTTTAGCCACTTTCTTTTGCATTTTAGAGGTCTCTTTCATGGCTTATCCTAATGTAGATGATGCTGAAAGATTTTCTTGTTGATTAACTTTAGCATCTGCTAACAACATGCGAGAATTTGCTCGAGCATTTTTCTTAGCTGCTAATTGTTCAGACAATTGCCCAGCTAAATTTTTTCCTTCTACACCAAACCCAGTCATTAACATTTTACCTGGATTATTTTCTGCAACTAATTTTTTAGTTGCTTCATATTGCTGACCACCCCCGCCACCACCAACTGTTGACCCCATTTTATACCCCTAATGTAGATGATGAACCTAAGCCTTCTTCAGGATTAAGGCGTTGCTCAGATAGCAACATACGCGCACCACCTCTTGCACGAGCCATACGGCCAGATGCTATTTGTTCATTTAAGTCGCGCTTCTCAGCTTCAGTCTGTTTACGCATCTTTTCTGCTTCTGCTTGTTGTTGAGCCAACATTGCACCTGCACCACCATCACCACCACCACCAACAATTCCACCCATTTTTATCTCCTAACCATTAAGTCATAGTCTAATTTATCTTCGCTATACTGCTTCATTGTGCTTTCAGATATAAACCCGATAGCTTTACCCCAAGAAATAGCTCTAGCATCTGATGTTTTAACAGTTATTTGCAATCTATGCAAGCCCATAGATATCCAAGCCATATCTGCTACTGCAATTCCTATCTTAGTCATGGCGATTGGCCGAGTTCGAGCTACGTCTCCAATGACTGACCACATCTCAGCCACTCCTTTCCACAATGGAGCGCAACCAAAGCAGGCGACTGGCTTGCCATAGTAGAAACAAGTAAAGGCAAAGCCGTATTGGGCTTGATTTTCCAGTAATTGTCTGACGCCAACCATGCGTTGTGCAGAATAGCCTTCAAATTCGCCTTCAGAAATGTCCATAGCATGCTCAACTAGGAACGGAACAAAGATTACGCCCTTGACTTTTGGCAGATTATCGTTTAAATCTTTAATACTTAAATACATCGAAGTCACTCATAACAGTTCTTGCAAAGATAGGGCCACTTGAAGCTAGTGGATTGCGCGTCATGCGCTTATGTTCGCCACCGCCAAGCATTAAATAGCCAAATGCGTCACCAACGTGAGAATGTTCGTTCTTGTTTGGTGCGTCACGGAAGCGTTCTTGCCCTGCGCCTACAGAAACACGCTTGAAATGGTACCCACCAGCCAGCGATTTACGCAACATCTTGCATGAAGTGTCCACAATCAAGCCAGGCTTACCATCAATTAGACGTTGCATTGGTGCAGCAGCGCCTTCACGACGTACTTTAAAGTCATTTGAGTGCGTAGGTTGCGCTCTTAACCCTAGTGTGCGTAGATAATCAAAGGCTGTAACCTCGTAAATGGCATCTCGTTGCATACCGGCAGGGTCGCCCCACATCATAATCTGTGCTTTAGGGTATCTAGCGTTTAATTCTGCCAACAATTGCTGACCAAAACGCTCTAGCCCCATGTCTTCTGTGACTATTTCATGTAACACTACCCATCTACCATTGGCTAAACGCTGTCCAACGACTGCTGCTGGAGTCAAACCAAAGTCCAAACCTATCTGTATAGGCTGTGAATCGTCGTATTCTACGGTAGCAGACATCATTTGGTCGTTATATTCAGGCCACACAGGGCGACCTTCTTGCACATAGGTATACTTACCCTCGGCATAGCAACGAATCCAGTCTAAATTCTTACCACCAAGCATTTGTGGGTAGTAACCAGCAGGCAGATTGTTTAGGTTCTCTGCTTTAGGGTTAATCTTCCACCAGCGACCAGACGCAAATATGTGGTCATTGGCTTCAGGATTGTCAGGCAAGTCAGATGGGTCAACTTCTATCACACCACCGGGCTGATTAAAGAACTTCCAAGCGTATGCGCCAGTTACTTTCTCTTTCTCAGCTACCCTATGCCACCAATGGTCGTCATCCATAGGGTTGGTGTCCATGAATACACCATGCCATGTAGCACCGCCATCACGCTTAGTAGGATAACGGCCTACCCTGTGTGTAAGCCCATCAATTACAGCCTTTGGTAACTCACGCGCCTCGTTTACCCACGCACCAGTCAACTCTAACGACAGCAACTTACGCACATCTTTAGGTTGGTCTAGCGCTAAGAAGATAACTTCGCAATCTACACCAGCAGCCTCACCTTTTGCAGGCAAACGGATGTGGTGAGTAATAGGCGGAGTCCAAAGCAGTGGGCCAAACGTTGATTCTGGGAACAAGTCTAGCCATGTTTTGATGGTTGTGGTCTTTAACATAGGATAACTGTTACGCACTACGGCAAAACGCGTGTATCTAATGTTATCCACAGGTGACGGCTTCTGTTGTAGAGCTTTAATGAATATCTTTGCACAGCAAGCGTATGACTTGCCACTACCTACAGGCCCCATTAAACCTTGCACAAATGAATCGTCTTGCAGAAACTTATATACTTCTGGACTTTTACTGAAGTTTAGGTTTAAGCCATCAAAGGAAACCTGTTTACCGCTCTGTTCTTTATTCTTGGCCATCTACTACCTCTGCGTCTATAGGGTCTGGAGCCACAATGTTTACGCCAATTACAGAAGGCTTGTCACTTTCCTGAGCTTGGTCTAGTAACCCAGACGCCTTAGCCAATAACCTGAGTACACCGATTTTATCGAATAGTTCAATATCCAATGTCGTCGTTGCGTTACCGTCTTTATCGTAGCGAGTGTTCGATTTAATACTCTTAATCGCCTGTAGTGCATGCTCCGGTATGTCCTTGGACGCTTTAACTTTAATGTTCCCATTTTCATCCCAACTCATAATGTCAGTTAAGTTTGTGTTAGCCATTGTAAGCAGAGCGTAGGCGACGGCCTCACGATTAGCCTCTAGCGTTGCAGAGCGTTCTAATGTCTTCTGTATAGTTCGCACACCACCGTAGTTCTTTAATGACGGTATGCGTTTAATCTTACGCGTATCTTCTGTCTCAGCCATTACTCTAAACCTAATGCTTGACGCAATTCCATTGCAAATAATGTTTGTTCATTAGATGGTATGCCAGCAGAAGGGTCTTTAGATAAAATGCGAGCAGCAATAGTTGCTTTTCGTTCTTCTTCAGATGCGTTTCTATATGACGTGCTATCTAAAAATGATTTTTGTTGTGGAGTTAATTCAAACTTTGGAGAATACTTTGGATTTTCTCGCATTAAAATTCTTGATGATTCGTTAATAGCTACGCTTTGATATTCTTCTGGGCGCCTATTTGAATATGGGTTAAGAATAACCTTGTTATCTTCAGCCGCCATGCCAGCAACATTAGGATTTTTCTTAAAATAATCCATCTCTGATTGATATGGCGTACGCATTTGTATGCCTTTTGGCAATTTAATAAAACTAAAATCCATTTTACTCTCCTTTAATTTCCTCTATTACTACAATACAAGCGCCATCTTTACAAGCGTCACCACGCGTTATGCGTAAATCATCTACCTGACTGTCATCATCATACACACCAGCATCCATCAACGAGTCGAGGATAGCTTTGAGAAGATTGTCAATATCGAATATGCGACGACTACGAGGGCGAATAACCACATCCATGCGAAGGCGAACACTGCCAACT